TGTAGAATAGGGGATAGAGACACAAGAAACGATAGTATCACCCAGGGAAGTTCAGACGTGTTCGCAAACTGATATAAATATAAACATGGCTACCAGAAATACCAGACAATATTCAGACTTTAATCTTCTTTTTTCTTCTCATCCGGTCACCGGTGACGTATTAAAAAAGAACGATGAAGAAGCAGTCAAGCAATCTCTTAGAAATTTAGTATCTACGAGACATTACGAGCGTCCCTTTCATCCAGAGATTGGTTGCCAGATACATGGTCTTTTATTTGAAAACTTTAATCCTGTAACCGTTCAGGTCATGAAGAAGACTATTTCAGATACAATTTCAAAGTTCGAGCCAAGAGTAACGGTGTTAGAAATTAGTTTGCGTGAAAAGGTTGATGAAAATGATATTGTCTGCGATATAATTTTTAGATTAAATAACTCCGATAGACCCATTACTTTAACCACATTAATAACAAGAATAAGATAATGTCTAATCTAAGAATAGCCGAACTTGATTTCGATCAGATCAAATCAAATTTAAAGACCTACTTAAATTCTCAAACCGAATTTTCAGACTATGATTTTGAGGGATCAGGGTTATCTACACTTTTAGATATCTTAGCCTATAATACTCACTACAATGCTTATTTGGCTAATATGGTGGTAAATGAAATGTTTTTAGATTCAGCAGTTAAGAGGTCCTCAGCAGTTTCCATTGCCAAGCACCTGGGTTATACTCCGGTATCGGCAAGGGGAGCAGTTGCGAACTTAGATATAGTAGTTACTAATCCTACGAATTTACCTGCCTCTTTAACCATGGATAGGTATACACCCTTCACATCTACTGTAGATGGGGTATCTTATACTTTCCTAACCACTGAGGCTAAGACAGCCTCAAGGGTAGGTTCAACGTATACATTTAGTGGGGTTAATGTTACAGAAGGTACGTTGTTAAGTTATAGCTATGTTGTATCCGATATCACGCCTGCTGCCAAGTATGAAATTCCAAACGAGGCAGTAGATACTACTACCATTAAAGTCAGTGTACAAACATCTTCATCTGATACAACTACAAGTACCTATACCCTATCGACAGATATTACTGGCTTAAGTAGTACATCTAAAGTATATTATCTTGAACAAAATCCTCAGGGTAAATATCAAATTTATTTTGGTGATGGTATAATTGGTAAGAGTCTATCTGCTGGTAATATTATTACTATTCAATACTTGGTTGCAACAGGTTCAGCAGTTAATGTATCTAGTACTGTTTCACAATCTTTTACTGCCGGTACTACCATTGGTGGTTCAAGCTCAATTGCTATCACTGTTAACAGTAACTCTACCGGTGGCGCAAACTCGGAAAGTATTACATCTATTAAGTTTAATGCCCCCCGGGTAAATGCATCTAAGAATAGAGCGGTAACAGCAACCTATTATGAGGCTCTGATACTTGCAAATTATGCAGGTGCGGAATCGGTGTCTGTATGGGGCGGTGAAGATAATGATCCTCCTTATTACGGTAGAGTAATAATTTCGTTAAAGCCATATTCTGGTTATACTATCTCTGATGCTACGAAAGAGTCAATCAAGAATTATATTCTTAAGTCTAAACAAGGTATTACCGTCAACCCTGTATTTGTAGATCCAACATATTTTTATGTTAAACTTACAGCGGATATTGTTTATAATTCCTCAATTACAACGCTGTCTTCAGAACAAATTAAAACCCAAGTTAATACAGCTATTACAGACTATTTTTCTACCAGCTTACAAAAGTTTAACAAAAGCTATATTCATTCAGCATTAACAAATGCAATTTTAGCTAAAAATTCCTCTATTACAAGCGCACTAGTAAATTTAAAATTACAAAGAAGAATTATACCTACACTTAATACAACTAATTTGTATACCGGAGATACGGCTCTTAAATTTAGAAATCCATTAAAACCTGGTTCAATTATATCTAGTTACTTCTATACTGCTATAAACGGAATAACATTCCTAGCTAAAATTACAGACTTACCTGATACCTCCCCAGCAAGCGATACGGGTACAGGTACATTAAGATTGGTAAATATAGTTAATGATTCAGTTATAATAACTAACGTAGGTACAGTAAATTATGGTACTGGTGTAATTAACCTAACCAACATTACTCCTACAGGTATTCCGGCTGGGGTAACTGATATTCGTATTACTGGCAGCATACAAGAAATTAATTATAACTTATTAGTTTCAAGAAGTGAGATTCTTGTACAAGACGATACAACTGTCAATAAAACCGGTGGCTTAGTTGCTGGTACAACTGTGACAGTTACAGCATTAGTATAAAATGTCAACAACGAGAATTAAAGACAAAGTATCGCAGCTTGTAAATAGTCAGCTTCCGGAATTTATCAGGTCTGATTATACAACCTTTGTTGCGTTTTTAGAATACTACTATAAGTTTCTTGAGCAAGATCAGGGTGCTTTAGAGCTTGTTCAGAATGCTCGTCAATACAGTGATATCGATTTAACCACAGACGCCTTTGTTAAATACTTTCTAGCCAACTACGCAAAAGACCTACCAGTTAGTCTATTAGTAGACAAGTCACTTTTAATTAAACGTATTAAAGGTCTTTATGCTGCCAAAGGTAGTGCAATGTCTATTGAGACGTTGTTTAAAGTATTGTACGACACCTCTGCCTCAACTATACACCCTTATGATTCGGTGTTAAGACCATCAGATGGTAAATGGAATCTTCGTTCATCTATTCGTGTATTAAGGACAAATGGTAGTACAGCAGATATTGTAGATAGATTTATTAGTATTACCAAAAACAATATTAAATATTCTGCTGAAGTTTTAAGAGTTAAAAGCCTGACTACTGATTTATATGAAATATTTTTTTACAGCCAATATAATGTTCCATTTGAAATTAATGATGTAGTAACAGTTAGTAGTGCCTCTGGGGTAATATTTACTGGTATAATTAAACCTACATTAGATTCTGTCAGTATTACTACTGGTGGTTTAGGTTTTAGGGCTGGCCAGGTATTTAACGTAACGATTGCCGGGGGTATAGATACTCTAGTTAGGATTATAAGAGTGTCTTCTACGGGAGCTATTCTGAAACTAAAAATTTTAAGCTATGGCTATGGCTTTACAGAAGACTTATCTATAATTTTGACAAGTCAAGGAGGTATAGCTGGTCGTGCCACTAGATTAACTACAACCAGTGGTGGTTTTTCAGAAACTTTTCAATTATTAAAAACTCATTCTATTATTGATGCAGATAGATATTTTCTTACAGATTATGTAGATCCTTTTTCTTATACAGGTACAAAACCAGTAAACAGTAGTACAACATCTCAATTAGTAACACCAATAGATACGAGTAACGACGAGGACCCTAACGACGCAATACTTACTTTTTTTATCGGCGCCATAGCTCGGTACCCAGGAGAATATACAGCTACCACTGGCTTTTTATCAGAGCCAGATGTAAAAATTCAAGATGATAAACTTTATCAACCATTTGCATATCAAATACTTTCCGAACTTGATATTACAGTATTTTACGATTTAGTTAAAAAATTAGTACACCAAGCTGGTACAAATTTATTTGTTAATAGAGTATTAACATCAACTGCTGATTTAGCTGCAAACGTTAATGTAGTTACTAGACAAAATGTATTTGCAGAACTTAACAGCGTATTTACGACTTTAGAAACCGTTACTAAATTTGTAAGTAAAATAGCTGATGCAGATAATACAACTATAATTGAAAACGAAACTTTTGTAATGTATAAGCCTATAGATCCTCCGGATTCTATCACGCTTACTGATATTACTCCAATTACAACAACTAAAGCCCTCTCTGACGATAATATAACGCTAACAGATAATGGTACATTTTATACATTAAATAGGACTGTAGTTCTTTGGGGACCTTACCTTATTACTGACACGGATAGATATTTTAATAGTGACTACGTAGACCCGTTCGACTATACTGGTATAGAGGTAGCTGAAGGGGGCGTATATTCTGCTGGTGGTTTATTAGACGGCGGTACAGTAAACGTAACGGAAAGTCTAACCGACGTATTTAATAAAATTATTGCAGATAATACTGGTGGCTTTACCGAATCAGGAAACGGTATTTTATTGAATTATACCGATGCAACTGGACCATTAGGATACTTCCTTGAATATTATGTAGGTGAGGAAGTAATTGCAATTAGCTAGCATACAAGATATTTTGTATAAATATAACATAAAACTTCTTAGAGGAATAAAACATGTTCACAGAATCAGTAAATGTCAAGGGTAACTTAGAAGTTATTCTTTTAGACGAAACCGGAAAGCAAAAAGACTACAGAAAAGTTAATAACCTGGTAGTTGCTGTAGGTAAAGATGTTATTGCATCGCGCTTAGTTGGCAATGCTTTAGCAGTCATGAGTCATATGGCAGTAGGGTCTTCTTCAACTACTGCTACTACTTCTCAGACGGCTTT